TCGAACCTATCCCAATTATATTTATAAGTACTCATTGCGTCCGATTCAGTTATAAATTCACCTTCACCGGTTAAGATTGAATAATTTGGGTTACCGTTCACAGAATTATTTAATCTTGTTACACTTTTTATAGTTGTTGTTTCGTTCACTGTGTCACTCCGTTTTTGTTGTTACTAATTCAATGTATATAATACTTAATAGTTCCAATTTATTTTTAATCAGGTGTCTTTTAAGGTGTCTATCTCTGGCCCCCCTTATATATAGTATAGGAAAGCTTTCTCTATTATAGACTATTAAATATTAATTAACTACACTCATTTACTATATTTATATTAACTATATAATACAGGCCCCCCAATAGATTATATATTTTATTAGTACTATATAGTATATAAGTACTTATATTGTTGAAGTTACAAGATTATATATTGAATTGAATTATTTAACTGACTAAGAACAAAATCAAAAATCTCAACGTAATTATTTCAACGTGATTTAGGTTAGGGGTATGGGGTATGTGATGTATAAGATGCACGCACATACTAATATATTTTTTTTAAATTTTTTGGAGTTTATACTGGGGCGGGTACTACGTTACTAAGCGGGTACTATATATACTATATTTACTATATATACTATAATTACTATATATACTATATATACTATATATAATATATATACTATATATACTATAGTACTATTATATAATTCAACCGGAATTAAATAATTGTTAAATAAATTTATATTTAACTATATAGGCTTGTCAAGTTTTTTTATTAAATTAAATGCATGATTTACGAAAGAAAGGTAAAAGGGACTGTACATAGAGCATACGACACAGAAATAGAATTTAAAAAAGACCACCCCCACGACCATATTATAAAAAATTGGAGAAAAGCGGAGGAAGGTCAGTGGTGTCAAAGCGATGACAATAAAATAGTACAGATTCTAAAAAAGGATTCTATATCCAATAACAAAGTTTTTTACGTTAGAACAATTATTGGTATGGTTCGCTTAGGTAATAATGTAAAATTAGTTGGGACTACTAAAGATAACATTTATAGATTTACAAAAAAAAGCAGTTATCAAGCTTCTAAAGAGTCTTTACTTACTAACGAAAAGAAAATGTTTGCAAAGTATGTAGCTTACGGTATGAAACCAAATGAGGCTTATAAAAAAGCATACCCAAAAACTAAAAGCGAAGAATATATAAAACAAAGATCAACTGTACTGCTTAAAAATAAAACTGTGAGGCATCAAGTGGATAAAGAAATAGAAAATTTAATGTCGGATGTAGGGATTACGAAGCGTTACTTACTGGAAAACACTAAAGGCATTGTAGATAAAGAAGATACTAGGGACAACGATAAGCTTAGAGCCATAGAAACTCTAATGAAAATATCAGGAATGCTCTCTGCAGACAAAAAAGTAGACTCAGTAGCCCTAATACAAGAGTTTACTGGCTTTACCAGAGAAAAACTAAAAGCATTTGAACAAGGCATACTCCCAGAAGCTCCCAAACAACTAGATGAGTAGCGATTTTAACATTATACCCCCTCCTTCAGAGATGCAGAAGAGGGATACTGTCCTTGCTAACTCCTATAAGAGTCTTATTTACTTTGGCAGGGCTTTTTTACCTAACGATTTCCTTAACAAGTCTGCTTCTCCTGAGTTTCACTTTGATGTAGCAGAAAAACTAACCACTACTAAGCCCGGAAGTAGGTCATGTATTATTATGCCTAGGGGTTTTGGTAAATCTATCCTATCTAAAACAGCCATTATGCATAAACTGGTCTTCGCACAAGACGATGAGCAGCATTTTATTGCGTGGGTATCCGAAGAGCAAAGTCAGTCTATTGACCACCTAAAGTATTTACGCAATCATTTTGAGATGAATAAGCGATTAAAGTATTATTTTGGCAATCTAGACGGGGGAGCCGCTGGAAAACGCTGGACTGAAAAAGATATTGTAACTCCCAAAGGGGATAGACTCATTGCAAAGGGAACCTCACAGCGTTTAAGGGGTCGTGCAGAGGTCGATGTTAGATACACAGGTATTGTCCTTGATGACTTTGAATCAGAGCTTAACACTAAAACGCCCGAAAGACGTGCAGATATTAAGAAATGGATCGTATCCACAGTGTACCCTGCCTTAGAGGAAACTCCGGGCAGAGAGGGGTGGATTTGGCTGTCAGGAACGATTGTGCACTTTGATAGTTTCTTGCAAGCCGTAGTAGATGGACATAGAAAAGCCAAAGAAGAAAATAGAACGTACCCTTGGAGTGTTGTGTTTCATAGAGCCATAGAAAAAGGTAAGTCTATTTGGCCACAACAATTTTCCTTAAAAAAACTAGAAGGAAAGAAACGAGAGTTTATAGAAGCAGGTCTAGTTAATAAGTTTGCTCAAGAGTATATGAACGATGCTAGAGACATTAGCAACGCTTCTTTTAAAATAGATCGACTTCAATACTATGGAGGTAAGGTAGAGTCCAGATCTCGTTTTAATTATCTAGTAGATGGAGACAACGCCATTCCTTTAAATGTTTACATCGGTGTTGACTTAGCCGCCACAGCTTCAGAAACCTCAGACTTTCAAGTGATATTGGTTATGGGTATAGACTCAAGCAACAATCGATATGTACTTGAATACTTTAGGGAAAGAATCCCTACCTTTGATGTCCCTAAGGAAATTATAAGACTGGCTAATAAATACAGTCCAGTACGTAGGGTAACCATTGAAACGGTAGCTGCTCAAGAAATGGTAAGAGATATGGTCACTAGACTATCCGCTCAAGAAAAAAGACTCCTACCCGGAATATTTAAAGGAGTTAAACCTCCCGCTAGGATTAAAAAGCAAGACAGACTTGAAACTAGCTTAGGCCCTATTGTCAATTCTAAAAAACTTTACATACAAAGAGAGATGACTGAGTTAGTAGATGAATTCTTTGAACACCCTAAACCTAGAAACGATGATGTAATGGATGCTCTGTATTATGCAGACTACTATGCTAAAGCTCCCAAGAGTTCCCGCACTACGTTAGAAGCATTAGAAAACGCATCCAATCAACCTCTTAAAAAGATAACAACAAAAGCTTATAACTGGATGACAGGGTCTAGATTGTAAAATAATATTTGTACTTTAATTCTTTTATGTTTAACATAACCTAGCTAAATACACCTATGCCAAGATACTCTAATAAATCAAAACAACGATTAGCAACGTGTGATGAGCGATTGCAAGATGTCTTCAATGAAGTCATTAAGTATGTTGATTGCAGTATTTTGGAGGGACATAGAGGAAAGGAAAGACAAAATGATTTATTTAATAAAGGCCGTACTAAAGTTAAGTATCCTAATGGTCGCCATAATGCTAGTCCTTCTAAAGCCGCTGATGTTACCCCTTATCCTGTCGATTGGGAGGATAGAGAACGTCAAACACTTTTCGCTGGCTTTGTGCTTGGAATTGCCCGTGGTATGGGTATTAAGCTGAGGTGGGGTGGAAATTGGGATATGTACGAAGAAAGAGGACGATGGGAAGTTGAAGACAATAAGTTTGATGACTTTCCTCACTTTGAGATTAAAGAGTAATGCCCGGAACTACTGACACAGTAAAAGCAAAATTAACCCCCGGTGAGTTTGTTATTCGCAAAGAAGCCGTTGACATGATAGGAGTCCCTATGCTAAACAAACTAAACAATATGCCTAAAGAAGGTGGTCACTCTGCTATTGACAACATTATTGATATGGCTACTATAGCCAATATGAAGATGATGTACGGTGGTGGTATGGTAAAGCCTAATTATGCAGGCGGTGGTATGGTTCAGCAGTACGGACATGGTGGCTCTGTAGATAAAATGATGGGTTACGCTGAAGGCGGTCAACTCAAATCAGTTCCTCAAGACAACCCCGGCTTAGGTAAATTACCAGAAATGGTTAGGAATCGCATGGGTTATATGCAGATGGGTGGTATGGTAGACAACTCATTAATGGGAATGACTGGCTATAAAAGAGGTGGTTACGTTTCTGAAAAAGAAAGAAGATCTCCTATGGGAATGAAGTTTAAAAGATATGAAAATGGCGGAGAAGCCACTCTTGATGAGTTTGAAAAAAATTACGCAGAAGCAATAATGAATATGAAAAGAGCTCAAGCTGCTAGCGATATGGCAAGTGAAAAAAGAAAAGGGCTAGAGTTACTGTACGGAAATCTAGATTTTGATGATAGTATGTTGCTACCCGATGCTCCTGCTACCCCTGAAAAAGATATTTTAAGAGCTATTTTAAATCAAGCTTTAGATAAAAACGTAGTTCGTCCACTATCAAGTGATGAGCTTATGCAGTTAATGCCGCCTAAGGAAAAGCAGTATCTAGTCCCGAGAAGTGATAGGAAATTTGATTGGAGAAATATGCAAAATGGTGGAGAGGTAGATCCGCTAGGCATTGATAAGAGACAGCAGATGGGGGCAAAAGCTTATCCCGGTGGAGTAGGCCCCGTCAACGATGATCCTTTAGGTATCGACCAAAGACAAGCCAACCCTGATATGTATCAAGGCAGTATGATTAGTCCTGAGTTTAGACCTAATCCTACCATAATGTTAAAACAACAAGAGAAATTGCTTCAAAGTCAAATTGAAGACAGTATTCAAACAAAAGCTATGAAGACTTTACAACTTCTTAAGTTAAAAGGGTTATTAAATCAAGGCGAAAGAATTGAAAATCCTTCTCCTGTGTTCGACAGCCGTGATAATATGATGAAGATGATAGATAGTTTAAGGTTAGACGACATAAGAAGAAATACAATATAGTCTATGGAAAAGGATAAAAGAGCTCTATATAACGAAGAACTGCACAGGCAGTGGAGAGATGCTCGATCTGAATGGGATACTGAAGCTCGTAAAGACATTGACTTTTATTTAGGAAATCATTTTACAAGCGATGAGTCCGATGAACTATCCTCTCGCAATCAAGCTGACATACCTATGGACAGAGTATCTGCAGCTATTGAAAAATTTAAAGCCGTCCTAACTTCAAGAGCACCTGCATTTACAGTGATTCCTAGAGAAGACTCTGATGTTCAGGTAGCTACACTTTGGAGAAGTATTCTTGGATACGTTTGGGAAAAGTCAGATGGTGACTGGCAAATGAAACAAGCTATACAGGATTATGCAACCACTGGTATGGGCTACTTATATGCTTACATTGATAGAGAATCAGATTTCGGTAGAGGTGACGTTAAGTTCACATATGTAGATCCCTTTAGAGTTTACGCATCCCCTAGCTCTAGAAATCGTTGGTTTAGCGACTCAGATGGTATTATCCTTTCCACCATCTTAACGGGTGAACAAGTCGTTAACCTCTACCCTGAATTAGGTGATCAGGTTGATCCAACGACAGGAGAGACTATACCGGGCATCATAAAAGATATTTCTGGATACACCTATGATGATGAAGATTATCCATCCTCTCAAAACAAAAACTCTATGTCTATATTTACTCCAGCAGAGGTTAAAGATAAAGATTATTTTGAAGTTAAAAAGTATCAGGTATTAGAAAGATTTTATAAAGTAAAGGTTCCTTATTATAGAGTTATTAATATGCAGAACCAAGAAGAAGACATTTTATCTCAAGAAGAATACTCTGTTTTTTATAATGAGAATAAAGAAGCGTTTGATATTCAGATGTATACCGCTATAGAAGTTTTACAAACTAGAGTAAAGGTCTGTGCTTCTTTAGGTGAGGTAGTGTTATACGAGAACATTCTGAATACGGATGAGTATCCAATTATACCACTTCCTAATATTTGGACAGGAACTCCTTATCCAAAGAGCGATGTGTCTAGAGCACGACCTATGCAAAGATTACTAAATAAGCTATGGTCTCTAGCTTTGTCTCATGCACAAGCCTCAGCAGGATTAAAACTTTTAGTGCCTTTAGGAAGTGTTGAAGATTTATCTCAATTAGAAAAAGACTGGGCAAATCCTAATGCAGTTATAGAAGTAGATTCTTCACAGGGAGAACCTCATTACCCAGCTCCCCAGCCCCTAGCAGGTGAGTTTTATAGACTCATTCAACAGTCAGAATTTTACATTGACTTTATATTCGGTTTACCAGAAATGATGCATGGCTTTGCTGAAAAAGCTCCTGAAACAGTGAGAGCTACAGAAAGAATGATTTCATTGGGAAGTGAAAGACCTAAGTCTAAGTTAAGAGATATCGAGTTTAGCATTAATAAGTTAGGAAGAGTGTTGTATAATTTATCCAAAGGACATTATACCTACAAAAAGATTTTTAGAATGGCCCAACCTAATAATAATATTACTGAGGTTATGGCTAATTTTTATACAGATGTCAGTGGAGCTGTATTGGATCTTAAAAAAGATAAGCACGTTTTAGATCAACACGACATAAGAATTGAACCGGGTTCAACCATGCCTTCAAACAAGTACGCAGAGCTTGCTGTGTACCTAGAAGCATTTCAAATGGGTATCGTAGATAAATACGAAGTCTTAAAAAAGAATCCAGAATTATTTGACAAGGAAGGTATTATGAGAAGGACAGATGAGAAGCAGCAGATGATGTCTCAGATACAAGGACTTGAAGAGCAGTTAAAGAATTTGCAAGGCGACTTGCAGACAGCACAGAGAGAATCTGTTAGTGACAGGAAACGAGTGGAAGTTGAGAAGTTTAAAACAAGGCTTTCCGAAGTGTCTTCTGAATCTAAAGCAGATAGAAGAGTGCAACGTAGCAAACTAGAAAACGAGGTGAAGCTCGAGGTGGAGAAATTAGCAAGTAATCTAAAAGATGTACAAAGAGATGCTAGTTCCGCTCCTAAAGCCTAACAAAGAGACATCTAAAAAGGAGAGTTTATGTCTACACTAGAACAACAGGAAGCAAACGTCCAAAGCGAACAAGCAGTAACAAACGAGGGATTCGTGGAAGATATCGTCAATCAACAGTCTGGGCCTGAAAACCCAGAAGTAAACCAAGAGCCCGTACAAGAAGCGGCTACTTCAATTGATTATGAAGCTGAAGCTAAAAAATTTCAGTCGATGTATGATAGAGCACAAACTGAAAATGCAAAACTTCAGCAAGGAGCTCAG